ACCTAGATCTTGACACGATTATCACATCATCGATAGACTGGTTGATGGACTACAACGGTACCTTTATGGGTATTGAAGATCTTGGTGTGGCAAACTCACATCAACAACACCTCAAGGGTGTTATGCAGTCGGGTGTGATGGCATGGAGATCTGCTGCGATGGATTGGTTACGTGCAGAGTTCTTCTTTACAGGTGATGATGTTCTCAAAAGATTTCGAGGAGATGGGGAGTGGTTAAACTCTGTCATAAAGAAACGTGACCTACTACAACACCTGTATCCTAACAAAGTAAAGTCGTATAAGTATGAAGTATATCCCGACAGATTAGAAGACACATCGATAATCTGTTTCCACGGGAGACCTAGTGTGATACAAGCACAGAACGAATCGGTTACTACTCCGATGAAAACGTATGAACCACAAAGTTGGATTGAGGAATACTGGAAATGAAAGTTTGTCATGTAATCGGTAATGGTGATAAAGCACAATACTTCAAAGAGAAACCCCGTCATGGGATAAAGATTCTTTGTAATATGCCTCCGTTTGAAATGGATCCTAGTGAAGTCTACGCAACATGTATGGTCGACTTTAAGATGATGCAGGCACTCACCAAGGGTGAACTTGCACTGGATCAGTATGAGTGGGTATTGGGTACTAGACCTAGGATCTGGATGTACGAGAGGAGTACGTTCTACCTCAAATATGCACATCGTGTAAAAGAGTTCTACACTGACGTACCTAAGTATGCAGGTAACGCAACCAATTTCAACTGTGGTCACATGGCAGTCCACTACGCAGCGAAGAAACATAAAGCAGATGTTATTCACATGTACGGATTCGATACTATCTTCGACTTCAACATGCGTAGTTACACTGATCTAATGTTGATGAGTGATCGTAGTGATAACAATAACTACCGTTTGTTAGGTAACTGGAGACCCGTCTGGATGCATCTATTTAACGAGTTCCCTAATACTGAGTTTGTTCTTCATCACAACCACGATCACCTGAAGATACCTAAACCTGACAATGTCCGTGTAGAGGTGTACAAGGGTAAGATGAGTAAACTACAGGAACGTGAAGATCCTTCGGATATGTCAAAGTGATTTTTAACAATGAAGGTTACGCTTATCCGGATTACCAAAAGACGGATGCGAGATTATGGAAAAATCTATATTTTCCCGGCCCAGCAGAACGTAACCAGTGGGAGACAGTACTGAAACTCACTCGTAAACGTGACTTCGCCATAGACTTTGGTGGTCATGTTGGTGGTTCTGCTCTCAAGTTTGCAAGTCAATTTAAGAAGGTTGTCTCGTTCGAACCAGTCCCCGCATTGTTTGAGTGTCTGGAAGAGAACACAAAGAACAACGATCAGATAGAGATCCACAATGTCGGTATCAGTGACATCGAGGGTACTGCAACCATCTGGGTTAATAAACAGAATCCCGGCAGTAATGTGATCGAGAACCACCAGACCAAGACACTGATCGAATCTAGATGGAAGAATCCACGTAGAAAAGAACAGTTTGACGAGACTCAACAGATCATTATTAACACAAGAACTATTGATTCATATGAGTTTGAGGACGTTGACTTCATCAAGATGGATACAGAAGGGTACATCATGCAACCCCTGTATGGTATGACTGAGACGTTAAAACGTTGTAAACCCCTACTACAGATCGAACGCAGTTGGGAAGGTGGGAAGAGTGAACAGTCAAACTATCTACAGAGTCTGGGGTATAGATACAACACTACCATAGATCAAGACGATTTCTTCATATAATCCTTGCCAACATCTCCCTAACCCTGTATAATGTACACTTACTATGAATAGAGAACCAAGAATGTTCGAACATGTTGATGTAGATCTGGGGTATAAAGACCTCGACACTACCCAGAGTGAGGATGGCAGACGTTATGTCCTTCCACAAGGCGGTAACTACCCATCCATTACTACAGTGTTGTCTATACTCTCTGAGAAGGGTATCGCAATGTGGCGCAAACGTGTGGGTGAAGAGGAAGCGAATAAGATCTCTTATCGTGCATCCCAACGTGGCACCGCAGTTCACGAATTGATCGAGAAGTATATCGACAATGACCCTAAGTATACCAAGGGTTATATGCCTAATATCCATGCGGACTTTCTCAAGGTTAAAGATATACTAGATACTCGTATTGGTAAAGTCTACCTGCAAGAAGCACCCCTGTACTCTGATCACCTCAAAGTCGCTGGTCGTGTGGATTGTGTCGCAGAGTTCGATGGCAAACTATCCATCATTGACTTCAAGACTTCACGTAAGACTAAACAGAAGGCACACATTAAACAGTACTTCCAACAAGAGACTGCATATGCAATCATGTGGGAAGAACGTACGGGTATGCCAATTACTCAGTTGGTTACTATTATTGCAGTTGATGAGGGAGATCCACAAGTCTTCGTTGAACACCGTGATGATTGGTATCCTAAATTACAAGAGACCATAGATAGTTACTATGAACGAGAAGATAAAAGAAGTGCACGAAAAAGTCGAGAGGATGCCGTTCTCCCAATCTCTCTTTAAGGGTGAACTGACCGACACGCAAAGTATTGCATACATGGTGAACCAATGGTTCATCTTCCAAGCAATGGAACACAACATCTTCCGACATCTACCACATTCGTCTCTACCACGGTGCGACAAGATCTCAGACTGTGTGCGGGAACTCGGTGGTAAGATCGATGGGGATCTTATGACCCAAGGAACCGCAAAGTATATCAACTACATTGTGGGTTGTGAAGACGATAAAGACAAGTGGAACTCTCACGTTTATTTGAACTACATGGCAATGTTGATGGGTGGTCAGATTATTTCCGAAAGTAACCCTGAGATGGAGTGGATGTGGCATTTCTCTGACCGTACAACTGCGATCAAATCTATACGCAAACTCAAGGTTGATTGGGATCAAGTCTACCAAGGTTTTGTATATCATGGTGAAATGTTAAAGGAACTCGAAGATGTGGAATGATTTTATAGAACTCAAAGATGATCTGATACGTACTATGACATTATACTGTGACAGTCCTAATGTGGCTCACAGAGAAGATCTGGGTCACTACAACTGGTTCTGGTCGAGTCGCGTACTAGATATGGGTCATGTAAGTGTTGTTGACAAAAGAGATACTCACGGTATCTGGATGATGCACGTCAACGCATACTCTAAGTCAAAGACTCCGATGCCCATCTATGGGTTCGATGTAGTTTGTTCTAAAAAGAAAGTAACAGGATGTTTCCATGATCTGTCTCCTACAGGATTCAATGACATGAAGATGGAACGTAAACAGGTGGCACGGACACGACCACTTCCCGACTGGGCAAAAGAGATCTTCTCTGAGAACATGATTGCTGCGGGTAACATCAAGGAAAAGGATGAGTGTCTAGAGTTGTGTGCATTTGGTTCAGAGAACCTTGAACGGTGGTTTGACAAGGCATCAAAGATACCTATGTATTCAGTCATGGATGATGCAGAACATTACGAGTTCTGTATGGCACGAGAGAAGTACTGTCACAACCAGTTACAGAACCCCCATAGTTTCAATGTCATGTTGAACCTAGGTTTCCCCGAAGACTACTTAACTGACTTCAAAACAAATAAACAGTTCCCTTATTAATGGTTAAAGTAACTTACAAACATTGGAAGACAGGCATGGTTCTAGAGATAGAAGGGACTATGCCGGATCACCTCAACAACCCCACTTCAGCAAGAATTGTCGTTTTGACCCATGATGGTATATACGAAGATGTTATAAGAGATACCATTATCGAGATAAAACAGTCTAAAAAAACCTAAAAAAATGTCATTTAACTGTTGACTTTGTTCTCAAAACGTGAGATAATTACTATGTAATTTGATGATGAGAGAGAGAATATATGACTGTTACTGCGACTTCCAAACCAATAATCTGCGCTTCTGATAGCGAACTAATGTCCACCCTACCGTACACGATTGAGAGTTACACCTCTTCGTTTATCGACTATGTCCTGTCGTTCTACGGTCACGGTGGTATCTACGACTACGGATACATGTACGATGAGGTAAAACTCGCGACTGAAATCCGTATTGCACGTTCTTCCGTGAAAGGTGCAACCCCCTTCGAAGCTGACTCTATCGATCGCGAGTATGTTCGTGACATCGTTGCGGAGTTGCGCGAGTCCCAGTTGATTAAAGGAGAAATCTAATGAAAATATCAGTTATCCACACGGCGTTTGAAGATTCGCCCCGAGTTGTTGCCTTTGTTGAGGTTGGTAATCGTACGGGTGATGAAGCCCTTGAGTATGCATACCATCGTACTCAGAACCTTGGTGGTTCGTGGAGTCGTAATGACTTTGAACCTAATCCCGACTATTCAGAAGATGTGACCGTCATGGCAGAACTGCCAGTCCACGAAGGTGTGACGTACGGTCTGCGGTCTACCTCAATGGGTGATCAGATGTTAATGGGTAATATAAAATACAAAGTCGCGATGTGCGGTTTTGAAGTTGATCATGTTTATGGAAAGGAGGTTGCAGCTTGAGTTTTTTCACCCTTCCAGTCTGGAACTGGAATGAGTATAAGATTGAGTACCGTTACTATGGTAAACGGGTAATAAAGACCCACGTGTTTTGTGATGCCGAAGGCGAACGCCGGCGGGTTGGTGATACGGTGACTATTGAGGTCAACCGTGAAAAGAGAATTGGAATTGTAATGGAGGTAGTATGAGAACAACAGGAACCCCTTGGTATGCCCGAGGTGAAATGGGCGAGTGGTGTTTAGATCAACTCGAAGATCTATCCAACGATGCGTCTATAGAGAACCAAGAACGTATAGTTGGTAAACTTTGTGAACGCATAGATTATGTAGATGCGGTAGAAGAAGTTTCGAATTACGTAGAAGAGGAAGAGGGGATGGCGCTTATTGTCCCAGATCCTTTCGCTCCTCGTCAACTGTCTTTATTTCCGAAAGAAACGTAGATATGAATATAATCAAACTAGTGTTACCTGCATTCTTTCTGTTATTGATCATCAATGGGATCAATGCAAGCACCTTTGATGATGGCATCACGATGGATAGTTCGTTGGAATATCGATCACAAGACCTGCATTGTTTGGCGATGAATGTTTATCATGAGTCGAGGTCAGAGAACCTTGCAGGTAAATATGCAGTTGCCGATGTAGTTCTGAATCGCGTACGTGACGACAGATATCCAAGTGATGTCTGTTCAGTGGTGTATCAAGGTGAGACTAAACCCTCTTGGAAAGATCCTACCATTCTTGTACCAGTAAGAAATCGTTGTCAGTTCAGTTGGTATTGTGACGGGAAAGGTGATACCGCAACTGAAGTAGATGCATGGGAAGAATCGGTGTATGTTGCTTACAGAATGTTACATGTTGGTAAGTTCCGTGGTATTACAGAGGGTGCCACCCATTACCACACTACCTATGTCAATCCCTATTGGGCTCCATCCTTACAACAAGTAGGGACTATTGGATCTCATATCTTCTACCGTCAAGACTAACGTGCATAAAAGTGTGTGTTTTGACCAAACTAAAGTGCATAAAAGTGTGGTTTTTATGACAAATTGGTCTAAGAAAAGTGTTGCTTTTGTTCTCAAAACATGAGATAATAGTACCCTATTGAGATGAGAGATTAAGTTATGAAAACACGATTTGAGAAAGACCAGTTTGTTTGGGACGGTATGTACTTGATGTACCGTGGTAGTCACAGTAAGTCTGTGAACATGGAGGTCGCGAGACCTGACTGTCACCCATCTTGGCACGGTAAGCCACAACCAACTTTCATTGCGCGATTCAAGTACGGTTCTAAGCCTTGGAAGTCGTGGGTCAACTTCCTTTGTAAGACTACTTCGGTTGAAGAATATATCGAGTTGAGTGAAGAATCCTCCCCGATGCAAGCAATGGAATATTTGGGGTGGAAACCTAGAAAGAAACGTCAACCGCCACGCAGTCTGCGTAATGGTTTTGGTATTGAGAGGATAGCATAGTATGAAATTAGTTCTACACACACAGTTCCGCGAAAACTATGGCGCCCATGATTGGGACGGCGAGGGTGAATGCCCGCAGTACTGGAAGATGAAGGGTGGTAACACCTACATCTGCGAGATGGATCTCGAGCAGGCGCAGTCAGAAGAGTTCTATAGCCTCATAGAAGGCTGTGTGACTCACAAGTCTGAGTACGCTGAGGAGTACGTTGTGGGCGAGACTGTGGTAGACCAGTGCGATTTCAAGATCGAGGACTTCTGCGAATCTTGGGAATCTCCGGTGTACATGGAGTTGATCGAGGGCAATAGGTTCTCGTGTGTCCAGTCCACTAAGATTGACTACTCGTCTACTTGCAAGGGTCGTATCTCTACCTATGTGCAGGTAGAAGGCGAACAGACGGACATGTGTACCGTCATCGAGAAGATGGATGGCACAGTTCTTCCGTACAGTGAGTTCATTGCGGAGTTGGAAGCTGCTAAGGCGGCGTGACCAGATAGTTGAAATTAGTCGAACTTTATAGTTGACTTTGTTATGAAAACAATGTTATAATAGTACCCTATTGAGATGAGAGAGTTAATTATGAATAAAAAGTCACCAAGTCCGTTACCCATGTCCTACATCAAGTCTGCCTATCAGCGTTGGAACTATGGGAACGAGATTTCCCAAGAGTGGTGTTCCACTCTTTCCAACTTCGTTTATAACCTGCGTAAGTACTATCAGCACGACCAGTGTGTCGTTCTTTACGCAGATGTTTCAGAGTTCTGGAACAACCCTAACCATGATTTCCACCTTCGATAGGAATACTTTTATGTTCAAGAAAAACATGATCTTTAAGCGCAACGAGACTGACCAGACGTTCACTTACTTCTACAACCGTACTCGTGATGTCTTCACGACACGTATGGAGTTTCTCCAGATGGAAGGTGACACTGACATGGTCATCTGCGACAAGACTTTGTCTGCCCAAGATATCGATGTTCTTTTCAACTCGATCTACGGTGATGAACAGTATGCTTACCATCCGGATCTGAATGTCGCATGATGGTATTTAACGCTCGCGACTTTGTCTATGGCCCTTCACCGTACGGTTATGAGTTCCGAGCGGTGTATCAGGTTATCGAACAGACCAACCCTGATCGGGTTCTGTGCCGTCATTCCAATGGGCAGGAGTATCTTTATCCGGTCACTGATCTGGAGTTCATTAATGAAGGATAAGTTTCTTGACTACTATATGGATATCGCATACTCTACCGCGAAACTTAGTTCTGCAACTAAAGCACAAGTTGGTGCGGTTATTGTCAAGGATGATCGAATTATAAGTATTGGGTACAATGGAACCCCGACTGGTTGGGATAATCAGTGTGAGGATTGGGTACCCAATGATGGCGTGACCTTTAAGGTACACGATGAAGACAAAGACATCTACGGGCATTACAAAACTAAACCCGAGGTTCTTCACGCAGAAGCTAATGCAATCACCAAACTTGCGAAGTCTACCGAGTCTGGTGAAGGTGCAACCCTATTCACGACACACTTGCCATGTATCGAGTGTGCCAAACTGTTATACCAATCAGGAATCGAGACCGTCTATTATGATATTGAATACAATGCTGGTAAAGGAAAAGGTAAAGACTTCCTTCTCAAAAGTGGAGTTCAACTTAAAAAACTGGGGGATGATGTTGAATAAAAACAAATACTTTAAGTATTGTGTGTTGTACCCTATTGCCTTTCTGTGGGATATGGTGTATTATATCATATCTAAAGTCTACCATGCAGCGACATGGATAGATAAAAACGGTGGTAACTATTTGGAGTCCAAGTTCAAGTGAATATCTTTTATCTAGATCCAGATCCTGTCCGATGTGCAGAACAACACTGCGACAAGCATGTCGTAAAAATGATCATAGAATACGCTCAGCTGATGTCTACGGCACATCGTATGGTAGATGGCACAGAGTGGGAAGGTCGTACCACTAAGGGTCATCGTATCAAGAGGTTCTTTCACCCTGACCCTGACTTAAACATGTACCTGTACAAGGCGTGTCATATCAATCACCCGTCTGCAAGGTGGGTACGTGAGTCTGCGGCAAACTACAACTGGTTGTACGAGATGTGGGTTGCCTTGTGTCATGAGTACACCTACCGGTATGGTCGAAAACACCTTAGTCAAGTCAAGTTAGAATACCTGCTGTTGATTCCACCACTGGCAATCAACTCAGAAAAACGGTTCACGCAACCAACACCTGCGATGGCACAGTATCCGCACTGTATTGTGGAGGGCGACTCCCTCACATCATACAGACAGTTTTACTGGGAAGATAAATACGCATTCGCAAAATGGACAAATCGTCCTAAACCAGAATGGTGGAGAAAGTATGAGTGGGAAAGGGGACAGACCGAGACCATACTCGGTTGATTCTAAAACAATGGAAAGTAACTGGGACAAAGCATTCGGTGATAAGTCGAAGAAAACTCCCACGTGGTGGCGTCATGACTGTAAAAGTAATGATGGTGCCAATCTTGCTAACCTTGTAGGTGAACATTGTAATTGGTGTGGTCTAAATGAGAATGGAGAATTAGATTAATGACAGCTTTAAAGATTACTGGATTCAATACCAAAGCAAGAAAGAAAAAGAAACCGTTACCTCGGCGTCAGATCAAGACGTTGATACCAGTCCCAAAATGGGACACCCTAAAGAAGGCGAAGACTGAAGAAGAACAGATCGCTGCCTTCAAAGACTGTGAGGCGTTTGTCCACGGTGAAGTGTCCGAGAAGGAATGGTTGCACTCTATGAAGAAGTGGATCCGCGATCACTCTGGGTTCGATGTAGATATCCGTGCGTTACCAGACATATACATAGTATCTGTTGCTAAACATGGATGGAAAGCGATACGTCTGGGGTTTATGCCAGATTCATACGTTGAGTCTTTGCGTAGGATTCTGATCCCAATGTATGCTCGTGCGGAAGAAACCCGTGCAAATATGCATCGTGAACCACTGATCCACCCTAGTCTTCAAGATCTAGACGAAGATCACAAACTACATCCAGACAAAGTTAAGGTATGGATTGCTGCATGGAAAGATGGGAAGTATACTGACGCTGTGTCTAAGATGTACATCTCCAATATGCAGTCTTATCTCAGGACTGGGTGTTGGCAAGATGACTGTTACGGACTAAACCGTGACAAAAGAATCACCCCGATATGTGTGGCCCTTGCTTATGATAATGAGGGATTTGCGAAACGAACTAAAGGAGTATATTATCCTGATCTATGCAGAGTATGGAAAGGCGAAGGGGTTGATGACTGAGATCATTGAACCTGAACTAAAAGATGTGGTAATGACCAAGAAACGTTTTCAAACCATGATCGAAGATGTGGTGTTGAGACTAGATATGAATTACCTTGATTCGATAATTTACCTATGTGAGAAATACACGATCGAACCTGAAGACTGCAAGAAGTATATCAGTCCAGTCATTAAGGGTAAACTAGAGGCAGATGCAAAACGTCTCCGGTATATCCAACAGGACGATTCGGTATTACCCATAGAATAAGTGGGAGATAGTATGGAATACACGTTTACCAGTGAGAGTGTGAGTGCGGGACATCCGGATAAGGTTGCTGATGCGATCTCGGATGCTGTTGCTACATACCTTATTGACTTCAATGAAAACAACCGTGCGGCGGTTGAGACTTTGGTTACCACCAACATGGTAACACTTGCTGGAGAATACCGAAGTGATAAGTTCGACAAGAATGAGATCGAACAAATCGTTCGTGATGTAGTAGAAGATATTGGTTACGAACAAGAAGGTTTCCATTGGGAACACTTGAAGATATACAACGAACTGCATGGTCAGTCTGCGGATATCGCACTTGGTACCGATGACTTTGGTGCTGGGGATCAGGGGTTGATGTTTGGTTATGCAACCACAGAGACACCTAACTTTATGCCCCTTGCGATCTCTCTAAGTCATGAGATACTACAGGGAGTCATCGAATGGTTACCTTATGGCCCTGATGCGAAGGCACAGGTCTCGGTAGATTATGATACGATAGGTAAACCTCTGCGAGTAAGTAAGATTGTGTGCAGTGTCCAACATCGAGAAGATCAATCAATCGAGTTGTTACGTCATACGGTTATTGGTGTCATTCAACGCATCCTAGGTTACTGGGTAGACGAAGACACTGAGTATCTGATCAATCCTACAGGTCAGTTTATCATAGGTGGGCCGGACGGTGATGCGGGTCTGACAGGACGTAAGATCATCGTAGATACCTATGGTGGATATTGTCCTCACGGTGGTGGTGCGTTCTCTGGTAAGGACTGTACTAAGGTAGATCGGTCTGGTGCATACATGGCACGTTACCTCGCAAAGAACCTTGTGCACTATAAAGAGTTAGGGAACTGTACTGTTCAGTTGAGTTATGCGATCGGTGTTAAAGAACCCACCAGTCTGTACGTCTATGCAGATGGTAGAGTCCGTAATGACCTCGTATCACAGATCAGAGAGACGGTAGATCTCACCCCCAAGGGTATCATTGATCGGTTCAAACTGTTCCAACTTGATCTGACTCGAACCACCAACTATGGTCACTTTGGTCGTACTGATCTTCCTTGGGAGAAACTTGACCTCTTCTAAGAACGCACTGTTACCTTATGGTACTAGTTCAAATATGCCCGCGATTGAGTTACCGGACAATGATATGTTCCTATCTCAACGCGGGTCTCTTGCACGTAATTACTTTGAAAACAAAATAGATCAACTCAATGCAGAATATAAAAGATTGGTAGAGCTTGCCAATTTGAACGAATTGATATATACTGCATCCTATAACTTCACACCTCGGGTAGGAGTGGAGTACCATCTTTACCGTATCAACGGTAAGGTGATTCTAAGTCTGATTGAACCTGAACGTTGGGATCAAGAGTTCTTAGGGTCATATGTATTCACTGCTGATTCAGTTTGGAAAACACTTGCCAAACCGGATTAGTTTTGATACTATATACTATGTCACGTATACAGTGGCAACAAATAAACTAGAATACACATTGTTCATACAAGGAAAAAACATATGTCTTTTGCAAATCTAAAACGTAACCGCAGTTCTATTGGCGACCTAGTTGCCGCAGCAACCCCCGAAACTAAATCCGACAAGAAATCTTATATTGACGAACGTCAGTGGAAACCTACTGTTGATAAAGCAGGTAATGGTTATGCTGTTGTTCGCTTCCTGCCTGGCAAGGATGGAGACGTACCATTCGTTAGATATTGGGATCACGGTTTTAAGGGGCCAACTGGTCAATGGTACATCGAACGATCTTTGACTTCTATTGGTCAACAAGATCCTGTATCAGAAATGAACAGCGAGTTATGGGCAACTGAGTCTGACGACAACCGTGCGATCGTTCGCGAACGTAAACGCCGTCTACACTATGTTGCTAACATCATAGTCGAGTCTGATCCATCTAACCCTGAGAACGAAGGTAAAGTATTCCTTTACACTTTCGGTAAGAAGATCTTTGATAAGGTCATGGACATGATGCAACCACAATTCCAAGATGAAGATCCGGTTAATCCGTTCGACTTCTGGGAAGGTGCATCGTTCAAGTTGAAGATTCGTAACGTTGAGGGATATCGTAACTACGATAAGTCTGAGTTCGCATCACCCACCGCACTGTCAGAAGATGACGAGGTGTTGGAAGGTGTCTACAATAAGTTGTATGATCTTAACGAGTTTACTGATCCTGCTTCTTACAAGACTTATGATGAGTTGAAGTCTCGTCTTCAGATGGTTCTAGGTGAGGTGCCAAGGGTGATACCAACCACTCAGCAGGTAGCACTGGATGAAAGCCTTGAGCCAGCGCCAATGAAATCGAGTAGTGCTCCAACGCCTGCGGTATCTGAAGGCGACGAAGACACGATGTCATTCTTCGCCAAACTCGCGAACGAAGACTAAGCTTCATATGCACTCGCTCGTGTCCCATTGTTCCGAGTCGGGGATCGCATTGATCTTCGACTCTGGACACTTTGATTGACGTTTGATTGATTGGAGGAGTTCACAGAGTTGTCCTGAATCACTATTGGGGCGCTCTGTGAACTACCTACATTAGTAACACTCTCTGTATTGATCGCATTCGTGATCGCATTCTCTTCATTAATTGCCTGCAATGCCTCCGCATTAAACTGTTGACGCAATACCTCAATGTTTTCAGAAGATAGTTTATCTCCCCCTGTTACCTCAGTACCTCCTACAGTCGACACATTGTTTGTCGTTGTATCACCACCACTAGGAGTTTCAGAAGAAGAACCCTCTGGTGCATTCAGTCCCGCATACTCATAGACTGAGGCAGGAATTGGATTGAGGTCAATCGAACCTCCACCAATAGTCTTACCAAGTACCTCTATTGAAGGCACCTCAAACTCTAAGAAGTCTGGAGCAGGTAACACTGCCC